AGTTACAGCAGATATAATGGTGTTTAAGCAAAGACAGATGGGTCAAGTATTGGTAGATAGTAGTCTAGGTGTTAGTAGAAATCTAATTGTTGGGGGCGGCGCACATATCGAAGGAGAATTATCTGTAAATCATATTACAGCACCAGTCGAAATACAGCAAACAGAAGATACAATTGTGTTTGGTACAACCAATACGGGGTCGGATCAAATCATAGGTTACGTTAGAGGTGGCCCAGCAAATGGTAGTGCCGTGTACAATAGTAACGGTGCAGGTGCTTTTGGTGCTGCTGATTGTATAAGGATCTTACCGCATTCGCATCATTTTAGAAATCTACCTCTCAACTTAGTTGCCAGTAATGCTGATCTGCGAAAAGCTGCTGCAGCAAATAATAATACTGATAGAACGGCTGCAGCGCCACAAAATAACGCTAAGAAAGGTCCTTAGACTTCTTATCCCAAGCTTGTTTGAACCTGAACATCCAATCAATTAGGGCATATTCAAATCCAACATCTTTTCCAGCTTTCTCACTCTCAAACCATTTATGCTTTAAGATTTCCTCTCTCATTAAAGAGAAATGCTTATAGAGACTGGTAGCTGAAAGTACCGGTACACTACTACTCACATATTTATTTATACAAATAGTCCCGTACATTTACGGGCCCACCTCCCACCCCTATTTGTATACGCCTTCTTACTTACTTATTTCCCGTGAAGTATTTTTTTAAGAATTGTGGTGGGGACGATCGAGGTAATGGTAGCCTGAAGTAATAATTTTTGGCTCTTCTTTTTCAGATACAATTGACTTTGCAGCGATAACTTCTTTTTTGGTACTGGAGGGATATATTTTAGAGAAGATCTTTACCTTTTCTTCTTCTTCGACAATTGGCTCTACACGCTTTGTACCTCGAATCATATATACAATGACTATATCAACCATTTCAAGCAAGAATGCTAATAAACAACAAATTAACGCAGTTATTTCCCCACGCATTAAAGCGCCAAAGGAAAGCTGAATAACATCTTCTGTCTTGAAGGAAACAAATTGTGGTTCTATGTTCATTTTAGAACTAATTGTTGAGATACTATTATTAACTTGTATAGTTACTCTGGTTAAATCATTAAAATTATCTACATTATTAATCTGGTAAAGAATTCCTTTATTCTTTGTATCCGAAGCCACAAGACTCTCTATTTCCTGCAAACCCTCTTTACTTTTATTGACTTGTATTTGATAGTTGCTTTCGACCTTCTGTACATCAGTCTCCCTGTCATCATTAAGTTTTCTTACCTCCAAATCATTCTTAGCTTTGATTTTACGAACTTCAGCATCAATCTCTTTAGCGCGGGGACCATCACCGGGCTTACCAGTTGTGCCCGAACCTCTGACACCTTCACGTTCATCAATAGCTGTTTGTTTTGCATCTAATAAGCTACTATCAAGACCGTTAACTTTATCGTTAAATTTTGTCGTAATATCGGCAATCTGCTTGTCTCTTACTTTCTGTAAAGCAATTTTTTCTTCTTCAATTTTACCACGAGCAATAGTATTAAAGTAATTTACTTTTTCCACTAATTCAAATTTAGTAGCTATTAAAGCTTGTCTAATACTTGTTTCACTATAAAACCCAACAAAGTCAAATATAGCAGGTAATATGCTTATAGCTAAACAAAGGATTGCATGTTTCGGTTCAAAATGCTCATTACCAAACAGTACAATTTTAATACAGTAAGGTAAACCAACAACGGAAAGACTTGCAATAAAAACAAAAAGCTTATTCCAGTCAGGTAAGATTAAGCTTAAAGCATGAAAAGCAAAGACCATTGCTACAACCATTACAACGCCGTAAACATAGTTAAGTAATTGACTAGCAAGTTTATTTCTTGTCGAAAACCCAAAAAGGGTAGGAAACATGTTATTATTAGCCAGTTTTTTAGTATCAAAGATAGGAATCATGTGTATAGTATTTATGGAAAATACTACAGTAATCAGAGCTTAATATCGTCAAAAACGTCTTCGGAGATATTTGTATCGCGTGCTGCAACCTTATAAGCGCCAATCTCAGCTTCTTGAGGGGCAACCTGTACTTTGCTGCTATCCAGATAACTATCCAACCAACCGCTAATAGGGTTAGTTTTCTGATTAAAGATTTTCTTATAACCAAGTGATCTTAATCTAACATCACAAAGCCACTTTGAATAGCCCCCAAGTACTTCAGCATTCAATCCAAGCAATGATCCTTTGCTGAACAGATATTCTGCCCATTCAATTTCATTTTTTGCAGCCTGCTCGTAGATAGCATAAATTTTATCTTCATTTTTCTTAACAATACTAGTAAATCCTTCCTTATCTTCGTCGCGTAAAATCTTTAATAGGTTCTGTGTTATTGCAAAATGCTGAGATTCATCTCTTTGAATAAATTTTATAATTTTGGCATTACCTTCCATTTTGCCTCTATAGCCAAAATAAAACGAACAGGCGAAACTAATATAAAACACAAGCCCTTCCATAACATTTACGGCCAGAACGCAGTCAAATATGCGCTCTTTAATATCCTTTTTGTTCTCACTACCTAAAATTTTATCATAATTGTTTCGGATTAATTCTGCCCGAGAAAGAATGTCTTTATCTTCAATAATACTATCAAAAAACGCTGTTGCATCCGGGTGTACGTTGTTTAGCAAATAGGAATAGCTGTAGCTATGAATACCTTCAAAGCGGGCCCATGTATTCATACATATTTCTAGTTCAGGATTGGATACATACTCTTTTAACGAATGTATAGACCTAGATAACATGCTATCACCAAGTGTTTGAAACCTCAGATTAGTATCGAATACAAATCTCTCTTCTTTCGTCAGTTCTCGGTAGTCACTTCGGTCTTTTTGCAAGCTAATTTCATGCGGCCACCAGAAAAACTCTTCTTGCTTCTTGAACAATTCAAAAAATATAGGATATTTAAATCTATCGTAGCGCTGTAAATTCAGATCTTCTCCAAGAAACAATGGCTGCTTGGTATAGTCCACATTTTTGAAATTTAAAACAGTCTTCATAGCTCGTCTTTATTTATAGCTTGCAAGCGCCGCCTGCACAATCTGTCTCCCGAGAAGTACTCTGCTCCTTATCACCATCATCTGTATTATTGTAATACAGGCTGATTAACCCCATACTATAAGCATACATTATTTCTTTCATGACTTTACCGTCCGGAAGAACATGCTTATCATAATGACTGTAATTATAGTATATGTTAGTAGAAATAGCCATATCAATATACTTTTGAATCACAGCATTGATATTAATTAACCCAACATTGTCAAATAAATTGTAAGCTAATTGATAATTTTCATGATATTTACCAATCCCCGGGGCAAGGACGGGTAGCTTGCCCATTTTTGACATCTTATAGGTAATAAGTGAGCGAATAGGCTCAACACCATTGGTAGAGCTTTGAATTACCGAGCTTGATTCACAAGGCATAACAGCAGATACCGTACTATGGCGTAAACCTACTTCCTTAATTTCTTTTCTTAGTGCATCCCAATCAAGAGCTAGTTTATGTTTGGAAATATCATTTACTTTCTTTTTATATGTGTCGATAGGAAGAATACCCTTTGCATATTTTGTTCTATCAAACTTTTCACATTTGCCTTTTTCTCTTGCAAGCTGCACACTAGCCTTGAGAAGATAATATTGAAAATGCTCCATCCATTCATCAACCAAACTGGGTGCTTTTGGTGAAGTGTAGCTTACTTCATTTTTGGCTAAAAATGCTGCAAGGTTTGTAATCCCCACACCAAGACTTCTACGCTTCTTTGCAAAGTTTTCTGCAGCTTTGTTGAAGTAGTCCTGAATATCAATTATCTCGTCAAGAAATCTAACAATAAGCTCGCAGACCTTTTCAAGATCAGCCCAATTCTTAATTTCCAGCATATTAACCGCAGAAAGAATACACATTCCAATCTCTGCATCTGGGTCATGGAAATCTTTTAATGGAATATAAGGGTGAATGATTTCTGTACAAAGATTCGACATAGTAACTTTATCCAACCATGCACCGTGTTCATTGGCACTATCTACATTAAGAATATAGATACGACCCGTCTCGACTCGCTCTTTGACTAATAGAGAAAACAATTTACGCGCGGACAGTTTCTTTTTAATTTTAATTTTCTTATCATGTTCACATTCCTCGTAAACCTTATTAAATGAAGGTGTGCCCCACGCTTCCCACAATTGAGGAACCTCGTGAGGCGAAAATAGTGTAATATTTTCGTTCTTTATAACTCTATCATAAAATAATTTCGAAAGACCTATTGTATAATCAAGCTTACGTACACGATTATCATCTGTACCAGCATTGTTTTTTAGTACAATAATATCTTCAATCTCATGATGCCACCATTGTACATTGACAGTTGCAGAGCCACCACGAATAGAATTTTGCTGCCAAGCTTTAACGGATGCTTCGTATATTTTTAAAAATGGTATTAAACCGGTATGTACAACTGATCCTCCATTAACAGGGCTACCCATTGCTCTTATACGTGACACATCAATACCTATACCGCAACGACTTGCTGTGGCAAGTGAAATTGCTGTACCAGAGGCTGTGATTGATTCTTTAGTATCATCTACACCAATCAAACAGCAGCTTGCATAGCCTCGTGAAATAGTCCGCACACCTGCCATAATAGGTGTAGGTAAGCTAATTTTATGCTTAGAGATTGCATCGTAAAACTTTCTTATATAGCCTAGACGACTTTCCTTAGGATAGTTTATAAAAGAATATGCTGCAATTAAGATGTAAGCAAATTGTGGCGTTTCATATATTATGTCTGTAATTCTATTTTTAATTAGATATTTGTCACATAGCTGCTTGACACCAGCATACGTAAATAGAAAATCTCTTTCATGGTCGATAAACTCACCAATTTTGCCTAGTTCTTCGTCTGTATACTTCTCACGAATCTGTGGATCGTATATTTTTAATTTAAGACCATTATTTACTGTATCAATTAATCGAGGGGCATGACGACCACCCCATACATCTTTTCTTAACTGATAATTTAACAAGCGAGCTGCAACAAACTGATAGTCAGGCTTTTCAACTGAAATTAAATTTGCAGCTGCTTCAATCAGGCTCTGATGTATGTCCCGTGTACTGATGTTATCGGTCATATTGAGCTTGGCATTAATCTCAACATCAGACAGGCTTACATTCTCAAGACCCTCAATTGCCCAAGTAATAACCTTATGTATTTTTTCTATATTAAACTTTTCAGTATCCCCGCTACGTTTTTTAACTAAAAAATGATTGCTCATACTTAAAAAATTATTTTATATTTATCTTAAAATTTATCTTTTATTAAAAGATAATTTTTTTTTTACTGTTTGTTGTGATTAACAAGCGCAAAAAGATAAATAGTTCCTAACCGTTGAAAGGTGGGTATTAATTTACTGGACTCGTTAAAGGTGTCGTCTATTTCTGGGAAGAAATGATTCATATAATTGCTGTCAACAGGGTACAAGCCAGGAGAAAAGTGAAGAAAGCATGTCAGGCACGATAAACCATTTGACGTGAGCAACCCGCTATACTCACCAATATTAATTGTTTTTTTCTTATTTAAACTAGAAATAAGTTTATGATTGGGTGATGCCTGTTTAACAACTCCATAAAGATAGTAATCACCGTTGTTTGTAGGGAATGAAAATCTAGATGTATTAAATTTATTTGAGATTGTTAATCTCTCTTCATCGTAACGATTTTTTATAATATGTCCAGCAAAAAAACTATCCTGAAAATTGCCTTCTAACTGAGGGTAAGCAAGTTGAGGCTTAACATCAGCAAGTGAATAATCTATCATATCCTTCATTCATGAAGTTTAATATAAGTATCACGGAATTCAACAGATTATCCGCGAAAAGTAGATGTGAGCATGAAAGATGGTAATTGTAATACTTCACCGAAATTTGTATTACCACGACGCAATACAATAGTAGCACGATCCCCTGTGACAATAGGACCTGATACTAAGGTGCCATTATAGCGATAAACATTATATTGTGTCCCAGTTAATGCATCAATACAACGTAAACTAGTACCATCACCAACTACTGTAAAGATCTTCTCATTCTGCATATATCTTATTTATGAAATCTTTGACCTCTGGATCCGTTTCTTGACGGGTAAAAGCAGAAATTTCTGCAAACATGGTGTTTCTCTTCAGACCAAATTCATTTGTGGTAATGCTTCGAATAACGTCATCCGGTACTTTATCCTCCACAACTCCTTCAACACCCAGCTGCTGACGTATCTTATCTATAGTGAATCCCTTGACTAATAGATCCTTTGCTTCTTTACATATGTATGTGCGGTGAAGCTCTTCTACAGATCCTGCTTTTTCGAGTTTCTTATTATAGTAATCTGCTGCTGCTATAAGCGAGCGACCTGTAATAATGCATGTGAGTTTTCTTGTTTTCAAACTACTTCCTTACTTGTGCAGAGGCAATGTTCATTATGTGGACAAGGTGAACAGCGCCCCGCTTTATTATATTCATGATTGTAGTAGATGTCTGGTCGAATGCACGTCCCACCATAAGCAACCTGGCACCTGTTTTTACCACCAGTCATTTCTTCTACCCAAGTCTTTTTACAAGACTTCATTTTTTCCTGCTGAAAGTACCATTCACGTGTATTTTTCTCAGATAACTCTTGACTTGCTTTAATATCTTCTGGGGTCTGACCTGGCTTACGCTTTCTTTTCTTAAGCAGCTTAAGCTTATATAATACTTCAAAATCTACAGTCTTATTAAAATCAGTAACGTTAAGCTCACTTCTGACTTGTTCAACAGTATATCCTTGCTTCAAAAGCTGTGCGGCTTCTCTAGAAACATAGAACTTACGAATGTTATCTTCGCCTCCGAATTTATTAATTTTGTTCTGTAAAACACTGCCTCCAACATATTTCCCTCGATTTGTTACAATGCAATTTAAAGTTAGTCCTTTCATATTTGTTTATTATAAAAGTACCTGTAAATAAATCAATTACAATAAATATATAATATTATGCCTGACCCAATTACAAGAATTGTCTTTCGTAGAGGATTATATTCCGAAAAAGTTGACTTAATATTACTACAAGGTGAGCCAGCTTATACAATAGATGCTAAGCGATTGTTCATTGGTGATGGTGTTACTGCCGGTGGTGTGCCTGTGGGTATGAAAAATCTTGGTATTGCACCGTTCGGCATAACGTCAACCAACCTGACATCAGATCAGATCAATTTAAGAGGCCAGCCTGGTGATATTATTTTTGATTCCACAACTACCTGTCTATGGAGTTTGACAGGAACAGATCCCGGGTTAGTCAGCAATTATGCTAAAGTCGCGTCCACAGTTGGTCCAGACAATTTAACAATTGTATCAAACAATAATGTGCTTGGTGTTAAGCAAAACAGTCTAAATGCCACATACGTTTCCAGTACTTTTGTTGGTCGAGGTCTCGAGAGAATTACCTCAAATACAATTTTAAGAATTGCTGATCCTTCTAGTGAATTGTCTTTTTCAGGTAACCAGCTTACAATAACTGATGCAGGTGTCACCAATACAAAGCTTGCCAACATGCCTCCAAATACAGTAAAGGCGCGACTGAACACTACAGGTACACCTAGCGACCTTCCCATAACTCAGCTTGCTAGTATCCTTGCTCCTCTGGTTACACCTCAAGTTGATGGTGTCCCGTCAGGTGTTGTGCTTGATTTTGCTGGTGCTACATCTCCTTCTGGTTACTTGCTTTGTCAAGGGCAAGCGGTGAGTCGTACAACGTACTCCACTTTATTTAGTGTCATTGGCACAACATGGGGAGCAGGAGATGGGTCCACATCTTTCAATTTGCCAGATTTCAGAAGAAGAGTCACAGTGGGGAGTGGTGGTACTGGCACCTCTGCACTAGGTAACAATCTGGCCAATGTTGGTGGTGCAGAGACTCACACCCTCACTGTGAGTGAAATTCCTGCGCACAGTCACACAGGCGGTGCATTTTGGCCTAATTCAACTCAACCCCGTGCTGAGCAAAATCAACGAGATGGTCCTGAGGATTATACACATTTTACAAATACAGGTACAGTCGGTGGCGGACAGTCTCATGGTAATATGCAACCGTCTGTTATTGTGAATAAGATTATTAAAACATGAAGTTTGATGATTTAGTATTAAAAATTTATGAGGATTTTAATATATTCCCCAAGCCTCTTGCACCCAATACATTTCGAGGTAGTAATATAGATTTTCGTGGATCATTACCTACAGGATTCAAAGGCGCAGGCCCGCAGGGTATTGCCCCAGGTGGTGAAGATCAGCTGTTAATAAAAGTAACAAAAAAAAAAAATTATTTAACCCCAGTAAAAAACGTATGACCGCCTAATGTGGCGGTTGGTGTTGCAGCAGGATTCTTACCACCATACTGAGGATTTGACCACTTCGGGGTAACCTTGCTTTGACCACTAGTTACATGATAATGGGTTGCAGGTCCAGCTACGCTAGGTAGCTTACCAGACGACGCAGATACAGCCATTTGTTTGGCAGCATTAAATCTTGGATGTTTCTTTGTCTGCGCTACAATATTAGCTAAATCTTGTTGTGTTTTGATTCCATTAAAGGCGCTGTATTGTTTTGGTTTCAACGCCACACTTATAAAGAAGGACGGGTTATTCTTTGCACGAGTAGCGATAGTATTCATTACACCAGCCATTCCTGCTATATAATCCTTCTCACCACCAGCCTCTTTTACAAGTAAGGTGGCTAATACATCTAAGTCAAAATCTGATAAAGGCTTGGTTTGCTCAATAATAGATACTACCAAATCATCAAACTTCATCCATTATTTAATTTAAAACTGCTACTTTTACTACTTTTGGATTCCTATTGGCAAATTCAAGAGCCTCACACTTATTAACAAAAAACACATCTATAACTGGTAGCTTACCGTTGGATGCAACTTTATCCTTTACAGCTGTACCTGTGTCTACAGCTTTAACAAGTCCTACGTTAGGTATAATGACCTCCTTATTGTAGGGTATAATTCTCGGGTCTACGGCTATGGAATCGCCCTGTTTCAACGTATAACCAGTAGAGCTACGCATTCTTCTGCTATCAGCATCTGTGCCTGATCCTCTAGCCCAATAGACAGTGAGACGAACAGTCAACACCTTTAACTCTTTGCTGTCTGTTTTAGGTATGAACGCATCTTTGTAATTAATACCATCATCTTTAATAACAATAGTTTTTGCCGCAATCTGCTCTTGCACCCTTGGCATTGCTTTTAATTCCTTTTTAAGTTCAGTGATATTCCTAGGTCCAGCCCCCGGTATAAAAGAACCAGTGCTTAGCTTTAATGTTGTTAACAGAAGCGTTAAACCTGTTAACGCCAGTATTTTGTTGGTTTTATTTGTGTTTTTCATAAGAAGGACGCGGCAACAAAGGCGGCGTAAAGACTGAAAAAATTGTTATATTATTTATGGCTTTCCCACGGAAAAACCACCCACTTGTCGTCCGAATGTTCAAACCCATAATAATCTGGCTTGTGTAGTTCATTCTTCTTATATACTAGACTAATGGAAATTACATTTAGATGCAACATATTTTCTTTTAAATTTAACAGGGTTTTACCTGTATCACATATATCATCAATAAGATAGATAACGTCTTTATTTTGCAAAAGCTCCTTAGGGGGTAGCTGATATATCTGATCCTGCTTTCTTTCTTCACCTTCATAGCTCTTTATTCCAACAGTACAAAATAAAGAAGGATTTTTCATATGTGACATTAGCACCGCTGGTACCAGCCCGCCGCGGCTGATACCTATAATAGCTAAATTTCCATTATCCAAACCTAAGGTTTCGTTGTGAATTTTTGATGTTAATTGATGAATATCTTCCCAACTTAAATACAGTTTTTCGGGCATCTAACCATAATACCCAGCACTATCAAAATTTCAAGGTTTTTTCTTTAACAGAACATCAGAGATAACCAGCCATTCGTTTAAATGTTTGCTGAGAGTAATCGTTGTTTGTAGAAGATCTGCTGCTGCCTTGCCTTTAGCTCTTTTGCTCCGCTCGTATACATCTAATACAAAGTCCGCGGTAATCTTAGTCTTTGCCTTACCTGTAGACATAGATTAAATTAAGCAATCTTACTTGCTTTAATCTTTCTCAGAATTTCTGTGTATTGTTTAAGAAGATTGTTAAGTTCTGGTGAAGTGAATAATTCGTGATAAACTTGCTCCATACTGCCAAGATCTTCAGAATCTGCTGCACCAGCAAGAGTGCTGAGTTTGTCCTTTATCTTGTCTCTCAATTGTTCAAGTGTCATGGTGCCAACACCACTGATATGCATTTTGTGCTTACCCTCTTCTCCTTCATTGGGAGCATACTGATAGCTAGTGGAAAACGCTGCTGTATTATTAACATTGACGCTCTCAAGCCAACGATCTATTTTTGGCTGCCAAAAATTGCTCATATATTATTTATTCTTATCGATCACTGTCTTATAGAGATAAGCAACACTCGGATAGGTAAACCAAGCTAAAAACGGGAAATACGCAGGTAAATCAAAAACTATATAAAAACTAACACCTATACACAAAGATCCCCAGAAGGAGCTACAAATATAGCAGCCAAGTAATTTTCCAAAAAATGGTGATTTAAATAGCAATGCTGTTTCAAAGTCGGCATTGCTATGGATGCTCTTACTAATAAAAATTTGTCCTAAAGTTGTTTTTATTGGACTATAAAACCATATTAATAATGCTGTAAGGGTTACACCTAAGCCAGAAAGATAGTATTCAATCATTTTTGCACCCTGTGTTCTTTGTTAATGTTTCTCATAAACTTAATTAATTTACTCTTACTGAATTTTTCAAACTCTAAATTGTCTTTATCAAAGCAATGTCCGCCCCACCCTCTTTTACCATCCCTACCCGGTACCTGTGTATGTGAAGGGCCTATACGTTCATCTAATACTAGAAGCTCGACTAACCTTTTATATGATACTGGTATTTTTAATTTCTCATGTATGTTATATAGCTCATTAAAAAAAGTAATTTTATATGCTAAAAAACCATTTGCAGCATATTTTACTAGCGCCGCGGTCCTAATATCTGTTAATTCTACTTGCTTTAAAAGTCTTAATCTAGATTTTAAAACTTTCGATAGAGCAATACATGCCAGACGATCCCCTCCAAAAATAGCAAATTTTTGTAATTGGAAATCACGTATGTTTGAATGGTGGGAGAGATATTCAGGGCTATGAATTAAATGTATATTCCTATATCTCTTTTCTGCACATTCATAAAATGCTGGAGATGCTGTAGACTTGCAGCAGACAATAGTCCCCTTCTTCATATGTTTATCGAGGAGCCAAAGCACACTGTTAAGAGTCTTAAAGTTATTAGTTGCAGGTGTATCTACGCAAACAAATACTGCGTTAAAGCTAATTTGCGAAACGTCAGTAATTAATAAATTATTAATTCGCGGGTCAATAATAATTTTTTCTGCTTTCTTAAAAATAGAAGATACAGCAGAGCCAACATAACCATGACCAACAATTAATACTTTCATGATCTAATTATTTTTATGTATTTATCACGAATTTTTATACGCTCACATTCCTTGCATTGTGCAGAGATACTGTTAATTTCCTCAACAAACGCTTGTCGAAGAGTTTCTCCGTTTTTAATAGAGCTAGGGCATGGTTTAGATAAGTCAAAAAACTGTAAAACTGTCGACACGTCCATTCAGCAATTTTAGTACAACTTCTTGTAAAATCAAGAATCTGAGCTAAATTAAGATACTAATTCATATGAATACAGCATTACTCTTTGCACTGAATGACGACTTCATTCTTAGTATGAAAGTATTTTTACTGAGTTTAATTAAGACTAATCCCTGGTTCGACGGAGATATCTTGCTTCTGTCTGATGGTAATCTTTCTAATGAAAATATAGAATCAGTTAAATTACTATACAAACATATCAAAGTATTACAGCCCAAAAAAAATGATTATACTGGATGTAAGCCTACTACAGAGCAATGGGGCTATAATCTTTTCTATAGGTTTGATGTTTTTGAAATGGGAGACCTGGGATATAATAGAATTATAATTCTGGACTCCGACATGGTTGTACTTAAGGATATATCAGAGTTGTTTAATTATGATTATGATTTTGGTTCTTGCAGAAAGCATTTAGGTATTCCTGAAATAGGTCCTAATGATCCCAAGGTTAGAGATAAAGAGCGCTTCAATTGTGGTTTAATGTCAATATCAAAGAATATTCTCAGACCGTATTATAAAGATAAGCTAATACGGATAGCGTCACGGAAGAGTTGGTCTAGCGATCAACCTGTCTTTAATATCTGCTTCGAAGATACTGTAAAGTATCTTCCACAAGAATTTAATGTGGTGAGTTCAATAGCTACAGGAAAAATGCTTCAGAGTGCAAATATTATACAGTATCATGGATTCACTAAACCATGGCATTCAGATGACCCTAAAAAATGCTTTGAGCCGTTTGTATTAGATGAATTGAGCAAAGTAGCTACTGATACAAATAAAGAGGCAGAAAACCTTAAGAGAATTTTTGATTCGTATGCTAAGCAATGTGTCTGAGACACATAAAGGCTTCTGCAAATTCTGAGTTACACTCCATACCTCTAAGCCTTGCAAGTGTTTCTAAACCTTTTGCTGATCTGGGGTGAGGCTCTTTCATTAATTCACCTGTGTAGCATAAAAGTGAATTTACTTTATTACGGAATTCTTTATCTGACAGTTTGATATAGTAATTTGGTACAAACATGTTATGGGGTATTTTTAATGATTGATCGGTGGAGCTCGCTATCTCACCTACTAAAAATCTCTTCACCTTTAACCCACCCCACACACGTATAAGCCTAGATACGCAATCATATGTTATCTGATGATCCTGGTGATTATCACCCCAGAATGTAGTATAAACAATTGTGGGGTCTAATTCATAGAGAGCAGTCTCTAGTGCACGGAAAAGTAATAAGGGATTATCTGATATAGTAATCTCAGGTATATGTAAGTATTTTATATCGTGATATTTTAAAATGTCTTTGGCTATCCTAGTACACTCTATCTGATACTCAGATCTCTGGTCATTAGGTGCAGCACCACGCGCAAAAATTACTGTAACATTATCTCCTCCCTGAATATGTTTTTGTATAGCTCCTGCGAATCCAATAGCCTCATCGTCACCATGAGGAACCACTATGACAACTCTTTCCATTGATTTATTATATGTCATAATTACAGGTACTCAACTGCGTGCTTTGTTGTTTGCTCAAAAAATACTTTGATAGTTTTTTTAATAAAATGTCTACGTATGATCTTCCGTTTAATTTTGTTAATGCTTGTATAATATACGGGTCAAATTGATCTGCTATATTCTTGCTGTGCCAGGGTTTTCTATGCCCAATATATTGTAAATTTGGCACTATATTCTTTAAGGTACCGTACCCAACTTCATCAGTACATAAATTATATTGCTTAGGAAGCCAGGTGACCCTTTCTTTAAAAAAAGTGTTTAAAATAGGCTCATTGCCAACCCATTTTTTTGATAAAACTCTCTCATCTACTGGTGGACCTTGCTTGAGCAGATCAATTAAACCATCTCGAGTTGAGGAGCTTAAAAATGGCTTACCTATAACCATAACTCCAGCAGCAAAACCTATATTACCTTCAAATTGAAGCATGCGTGTAGCTGGTCTTAGAACAGCGCCAAAATTAATATCAGATAAAATTAAAGGTGTCATATCAATATTAAAAACAATATCACAATCAAAAAATATTATTTTTTCGTATTCTTTTAGTAAAAATATATCAAATCGATAGCCGCAGTTGTACGGCCATATGCGGTGTTCTGTATCATATGTAACTCCTGGGTAATCTGCTGTACGTATAAGCTTAAAAATTGTACGGGGGTATAATTGTCTTATCTTTTCTTTATTTGCCTCACTGAGTGTACCCCATTCGAAAATAACAATATCATAATTAAAATTAACTGTTGTTGCAATTAATGTTGAAGCTGCAACCATATAACCCGGTACAAAATTGTCATCTAAGGTTGTTACAAAGGCAGCATTCATAGTAGCTTATGTTTTTTTAATAAATTATAAAATAATGTTGTTGGTATAGGTTTATTAAAGTTTCTTTTTATAGAGTAATCCCACTGACCTGTGGATGTTGCTTCATTGCACCAATGTAGTGCATACTTTGGTTGTAGTTCTTTTTTACAAAAAACACCTATGCTGAGCATCTTTCTTATATCTTCAATGTTATCGTTTCCAAACCAGTCAATTGGTGCAATGTATTGCTCCAGAGAATGTTTCTTGACGCAATCTCTCAATATTTCTACCGGCTTGACCCATCTGTCATTACTTTTATCTATGTGCTTTTCTGTTAATGCTATGCAATCGTCGAGAAAAGGTGCATTCTTAGGTATTTTTATTATATTACCAACTATCTCCACCTTGTTGTGTGGACGTATTACATACTCGCTGTTGCTAATGGCAGCAAACGATTGCAGACAGGTAACATCCATGTCGCAATACCAACCGCCCACAGCTTTTAATAGATAGTATCTAAAGAGATCGGAGAAGCCACCATAACTTCCTGCTCTGCAATCTCCACGACCTTCGTAAGAAAAAATTCTCGATGATGGTAGAATTTCATTTGCATCTCTCTTAAAGGTACCTTCAGGTATACCCGCACACTCTCCTTCGTATAACCACACTACCGGCTGATGGCCGTTATCAAAAAAAGATTTTAACGTTAGTTGTTCAAGCTTACCTAATTTATTTCCGATCCATAAAAAATTAATTTCCATATGCGAACCATGGTAGGGGGTAGAGTATGTCTGGCCATAAATTAATGACCTCTTTTATATTATGACAGTCATTGAGAATGTCTTTATTAATACTTTTAATCGCCTCAGTATACTGATAGCTTTGTGTAATATGTTCTTGCTTTTCTATATCATCCAAGTCTGTGGAGCTTTCTAGTAATTGCTTTAGTATATTTTCTATATATACCAACGCATTTTCTTTCTGCTTTTCTATTTCATAATACCAAAGCGTTTTAACTGCATTGATAATATCAATATCCTTATTATTAATAATGTTGTTTGTAGTGCCAATTTGTCGTAGACCAGGTAATATATACTGATCACTATCCTTGACAATAAAAAACTTATTAATTGCATCTTGCTTAATTTTATTGCTAATTATTTCAGCAGATTCACCCGGTGTGGGTAGTTCAAGGAATCTAACTAAATAGCTTGCATTAATTAAATCTCTATCTGATTTATGCACAACATCCATTGACTCTAGAATAAAGGAAATAAACCGCGCGCGCTCTTGATTAATAAAATTTTTAATATTCTCTATGTAGCTTTTGTCTTGTATGAGAAAATCTCTACCAAATGTTTGCGCGAGTCCAACATCTTTCGTCAAGTCGTCAAGATAGACATTTGGTGGGAGATGCTGGTACTCTAACACGTCAATACTAAGATTGCTGATATCTAGTGCTTTGTCGCTAATTACATCTACAAAATCTCCAGCGACTTGGGGTAAACCAAAAAACGAAGCATACTTTGAGCTGCAAACTATAACAAATTTCTTTGAAGAGTTTTCCGAAAAGAAAATCTTAATTACTACCCCTCGATCAAGAAGAGTTGTAGTCAGCGGTAACAGGGATCCGCTACACATAGTATGGTTCATTTTTTATTTAACATTTCTTTATAGTTTGCAATAACTGTAGCAATATACTGTATATGCTCTTTTGAAATAACAGGTGCACATCCTAGAAAAAATACTTTCTCAAGTACACTACATGCGTTTGGGTAGTTTCGCCAATCCTCAAGATGTGAATATGCAGGGTGTAAGAGTATGTTGCCTGCAAAATAATTTCGAGTTTGAATATTATTTTCTTCAAGATAGCTAATCAGGCGCTGCTTTGTAGCAAACGAATCGCATATCACAGGTACGCCAAACCAAGACACATCTGCATGTTGATATGATTTTGGATATTTTAAATATGAGAGAGTACTTAATATTTGTTGAATTTGACGCTTATTACTTTTTCTGACTTTATGAATAGTATTAATTTTTTTTAGTTGTGCGAGCCCAATACCGCCTTGTAAATCTAACGGCTTAAGGTTGTAGCCAATTTGAGTAAAAAAGTATTTATGGTCTATTGGATAGGGTAGGTCTTTTATCCATTTGCTAAATCTACAGCCGCAGGCACCGCATTTTGCAAGGTTTGCAATACCAACACAAAAACAATCTCTTCCCCACCAACTAAATGTCCTTGCTATTTTTATAATTTCTTCATTATTGGACGATACCATACCGCCTTCTCCTGTAGTTAAGTGATGTGCCGGATAAAAGGAACAGCTTGAAGCGATAAAATACTCATTTAAAAGTTTGCCCTTCCATTTTGTACCTAGACTATCACAACCATCAAGTATCAATTGAATGTTATATTTTTTTTGTATAGTAAGCAACTTATCTATATCAGGCGGGTTGCCTAGTACTGGTGAAACAAAAATAGCACGAGTATTGCTGGTAATCTTTTTTTCGAGCTCTGCTAGGTCAAAATTAAGAGTTTCATATTCTATATCAACAAATACCGGTTTAAGATTATTTTGAATAATAGGATTTAAAGTTGTTGGGAAGCCAACTACTGAAACTAATATTTCATCTTTCTCGGTCCAATTAAAATACTTCTTAAGCGCAGCTATCATAACCAAATTAGCAGAGCTACCAGAGTTTACCATGAGTGAGAATTTGCTATGTGTATATTTGCTAAACTCTTGTTCAAACTTATGCACTTTTTCACCACTAGTAAACCATTTGCCGAAAAGTATTGAATCGATAGCTTCGAAGATTTCATCTTCATCAAATAGAGGGCCTGAGTATAGAACCCTATCCTTACCCGGTTTTAAATTACGACTACACTCAGGAATAAAGTATTGCGACTTTACTTCTGCTAAAAACTTTTTAATAAGGGCTTGCTTACTCATTTTTCAATTCGAGTAGTTTTCCACTCTTACTATTTTCGAAATCATACACAGAGAGATCTGGGTAATTATTTGTGGTAATATCTGGTTGCTCACCAACCATAGTTGATAGTAACCATAATCCTCTTGCAGCATCAGAGTTAGTCATATAAAAATTCCATCCCAGCATACGAAAAGTGTCTCCGGTATGATTTACCGGGTTGCGGCCATTGAATCGTGCTAATTTAAACCATCTAGCTGCTTCTATATCATCTGTTAAAACCATTCCGCCGCGGCCGATCTTTAAATGTTTTTTAATATGAAAAGATAAACAATGAAAGCCTCCCGCATACATATTTCGCTTAAATCTCACTGCCCCGTCAAATATAGGCAATGGCTTGAGTTGATATATACCTGTCCAATTTAAATCTTCAAACTGAACCTTATATCCAGCATGAATTATGGAACTTGGCACAGAAATATATGTATATTTTGGAAGTGTTATACGTTCAGGTTGTCTACTACAATACATTAAAGACAAAAACAGCGCATTTGTACATGAATCTACGGCTATAGCATATTTTGAGCCTGCAAATTCAGCAATTTCTCTTTCAAATTGCTCAACAACGTCATAAGCGTTACTATTCATGTTTCCAGGGTCTTTTCATAGCGAATATAAGTTCATTTAACTCGAAGCCGTGTCTAATAAGTGCATTTATTGATAAGGTATTTTTCGGGCTCACAGATGCGTAATAAAGTGTTATTTCTGGGTGCAATCTGTAAAGCGCTATGAATGCTTGTAGAGATATATAGTCTATATCTACTGTTATGCCTTTATTACGATAATAACGGAAAGCTTTCTTTAATAAAGATGGCAAAAAAAAGATTCCAAACATATCTTTTTTGTCAATATGCATTGTACCTACAGGTAGCTCTCCAATTGTAAGTTTATATAAATGTTTATAATTACCTGATTGTATGTTCTTGGTGTGTTCGTCAAATGTTGGTATAGTGGTTGGAGTCTTGTATGCAATTTGCTGTGTACCTATATTCTGCCATCTATATTGAAGTATATCGTAACTAAACATTTGATCCTTTATATCAAATACATCTAGCTTAACTAAGCCTACTTTAACCATTAACTTATTATAGCGTCTTGATAATAAAAAACAATACCCTAAAATAATATTATGAATAGTTTAGTAAGAGTGTTAATACGACCAATATTTACTTTACCTATTTTGTTTTCAGAGAAAATTATTGATACATTTTACCCACCAGTTAATTTTTACGATAATGTAGATCCTGGCAAGTTACAGCTTCTAAAAGAAAATTTTCCTGCCATTAAGAAAGAAGTTATTGATTATGTTAATGGTTTCAATCTTAAAAATTTTGAGGATATAATACCTGGTAACGACAATATTCCTAGTGCTAAGGGAGTATGGAAAACGGCTCCACTTCGAGCATTCAACAGATACTTTGAAAAACCATTAAATCATTGCCCAGTATTATATAAAACACTCAAACAAATTGACAATCTTAGATTGATATCGATCTCTAAACTCGCACCACAATCTTCTATCAAACCGCATGAAGGGGCATTTGGTGGTTTTATGAGGGCACACCTTGCAATTAAGATTCCTGAAGGCGATACTGCGATTATAGTTGGTGGAGAGAGAAGAGAGTGGAGGGAAGGTGAGTTCTTGTTTTTTAATGATAGAAAATTACACACAGCATACAACAATACGACGGAAGATAGAATAATATTTTTAATGGATGTCGAAAGACCTTTACCATTCCCGCTCAATTTTATTAATAATATTGTTGTGTGGATGATTTCTGTCTCACCCTTTTTTAGACAAATTATTAAAAATGCTGATGCAGATTAATTTTTCCAAAATCTCATTTCTAGAGAAACTCGAGTTGTATTTTTATTAAAATTAAAACCACCACCGTGAATAGTGTAGGGGGTAAATACCATTACTTGTTCAGGTCCAGGGTTGGGTGTAATTAAGTTAAGACCTTTCGCTGCAGCGATTGTTGCCGGGTTAGTATACTTAACACCATTTGCATAGGTATCTCCATACGTGCGTACTATTTCTGATTCAGACCAGAGATGACTACCTGGAATAATAGGAAGAGAGGAATCATTTGTACTACCGGCAAGAGGGAAGTACAGATTCACCGCGCCACGGTTTCTGTCCAGATGCACATCACGGTGGGGCGGGTTATTGTCTTTGTAGTGCTGTGGGCGTACTACTCTGAGATGAAAGTGTTGTACAGTGTAATTCTTTCCATCGCCTAGGTCAAATGTCTTCCTGGCTGTGACTTTGGTTTCACATATCTGGCTGATTCTTTCATCTATTTCATTAATACTAAGAGGAAATTTATCCATAGAGATACCACCTGTACCCTTAGATCCAGACCTTATTACATCGGCAAATTTAATATGTGTTGCATCATCAACAAAATTATGATAATTTTCAAGTTTAAATCCATGTGTTTCTACTCCAATTGAATTTAAAATATCAACAATAATTTCCTTGATTCCCTGTCTTATTATTTCGTTTTTTTCTGGTGTTAAGAATTCCTGTACGGTATACCCCATTTCTGCCCATGGCAAAGAAGTACTGACTGGAGTAGTATCCATATTAAACAACACTTCATCTTTACCTGGAGCTATATTATCAGCAGATACAAAAACCTCAACCGGGCGACTATTAATAGTCATTTTCGACAAAAAATCACTCATACCTTATTAATTTATCCTCATTTCTAGCACTTTCAACATTATTTTTGATAAGTCTGAGTATATCCCATATATGTATTCTACAGTATTACCTGGGAAATCTACAAATACCAATGACCATATAATTTCATTGCTTCAATTTTTTCTGCTAATCTAAGTTTTGGGGCTGCATGGGAGTGAAAGTTATAATGAACAAGATAGCAAGTATCTTTAACTTGCTCCCTTAAATACGGTACTTTCCATAGACTACCATTTGGAAAATCATACACTGATAGTACCTTAATATTAACTCCTGTTTCGTTAATTAATGCTTTGCTGTTAGCTATTGTTTGTAGGCTACCTTCTTGCACACCAATTGGAAATTTTTTATATATCTCTTCGCTGGTAATTTTCTCTAGATACGCTAAATTTTTTTCTTTAGTATTTTGCGGTAGATACATTACAGCACCGTTTTTTTCCCCAAATTTTGCTTGTTCTGCTAACCCCCAATCAGAAACAGTTGTTTTGCCGTAGTCTACTGTAATAATTCTATCTTTTACACGCTTGTGTGTAAAAGTATGAAACCGTCTATCCGACGTCATAACCATATCGTAACCAGTAGCATCTTGCTCTAATTTCGGGATAAAATTTTTAAAAAATACAATATCTGTATCTAGATGTATAAGGTTAAATGAATAGTTTTTATATAAATGCAGAGCACCTCGAGGGTTAAATCTCTTCGCATTTTCTATCCATTGTGCGGCAGTATTATTTTCCATCCTTGCATCTATAAGAGCGCAGGGAATGTTTTTTGCCTGCAGCGTATCGTATGATTTTTTGTCCAGCGCTATAACAAAAGCTATCCCATGTAAGTTAACCCTTTTTAAGGACTCGTACCAGTTTAAAAGCATTTCTATAAAATCATATGTGGTATTAGTAATTATTACGGTACTCTTGTTCTTTATAAAGCTATCCAGGCTTTCCGCACCACTGTCAAATATACTCATGAATATGGAAATAGTAATGACGGCCCTGGAGCTAGTATATCCGGCCAAAATTTTAATAGTTCATTTGGAGTTTTGTAGTTTTCAAGATTTAAATTTGATACTGTATTCTTTAGTTCGTTTTGTATTAAGTCTATTTCTCTCAAAGATTCTTTATCATCAAATTTAATAGCGCTTTCTTGTTCTTCTTTCAACAACTCTAAAGCCTTTTCGTAGGTCTGAAAGATAAGCTGCCTCCAGTGAGTTCTCATGGATTGCATTACTGATTCATTTGCGCTATTGAAATCCGCAAATCTTAACCCTTCTATATTGAACGTCTTAATGCATTCAGTTATCCAATTGTATTCCCTGTCGTACAACTCAATAAATTCCTGTAACCCCGGGTACAGCATATTGTAGAGCTTAACCCTAATTGAATGAATGTAGTTGTATGCACGTGAGGTATTATTCTCTCGATAGAATGTATTGAACGGCAGATATTGAAGCAATATGGATCCATCTGTAATAGAGGTAATGCGGGAATGAATTTCTTCTGAATAGCAGCTTCTACAGTACTTGCATCTTAGAAATAACAATAATTTTTTTCTATAAGCTGCAAGCAGGATATCCTCTCTTCTATAAAAAACGTCCTGTACCTTGACACCTAAGCTACGAGCTATAAAGAAATGCTCTGACGAAGCAATAATCTCAGGGTCGTTAGCTAAAGAAGAACTAGCATAATTTTTATTTTTCTTAAAATACTTTATTTCGTTTTGATCAACTTGATAATCAATTTGCTTAATATCTATTGATTCCTTACTAAGATCACGATCTGTTAATATGCTTCGCCCTTGCAGAAGGTAGTCTTCTTGTATTAGACCATGAGGCTGGGTAGTAAATCGTATTTTTATTATATTATCTGTTACAATATTCATATATTATCAGGTTTGTTATACTTATAGCCGTCAAGAGATTTTACAAAATCAATATATTGATTCTGTATGGTTTTATTTGCAGATAACGTATCTATGTGCTTGGCAAGTGTTTCGGCAATTGCATCTAGCTGCTCAGTGCTTAGAGAAGACAGGCAAAATTCAGGTATTAGAGGACCCTTGGCATCAATAATTTGTTCTATCTTACTATCATCTCCCGTCCAAACACTTGTATTGTTTACTTCACCTTCATGAATTCCTCTTATTCTACCGCCAAGCGGCTTTGTGACGGTGTTTATATATAGCGCAATACTATTATCTATACAAAATTTTGCTATTGCTGGCAGTTCCAACACATTTTGTATGAGTGGACAAAACGCAATTGTTGACAATCTCTTCATTGCTAAAAACTCAAAAATATTCTTCATGACCAAATCAAAATTTCCGTTCTTGCGTATGAGCTCATATGTATCTCTCTTAAGAGAATCAAGAGAAACAACCACTCTCATATTCCTCTTAGTAAGATATTCTCTAACTTTAGACGACAATATGGACCCGTTAGTTGTTACATATACTGCACAGCTAGGATTATGCTCAAATATTTTATCCCATATCTTATAATATAGGGATGTTAGAAGCGGTTCCCCTCCTAAAAAGTTGGCAAGTCTTAGGTGCTTAATGAACGGCAAGAGCTCATTCACAAAGTTATCATCATATGGTGATATAATTGGTGGTAGCTTCTCCCTATTTTTTCTGATTGATGAAGACCATTTGCCGCCACACATTATACATTCAAAATTACAAATGTTACCAAATTCAAACTCCATATTGATGGGCATATCAGATAGAGCTGGTTCATAAACATCAAATTTAGTGAACAGTGCATTATTGATATTATTTGTAACAACTTGGAATCTACATTTATCACAACCTTTGGGGAAGTCTAATCTGGAAAGCTTTTTAATAAATAAATCTCGTTCAGGGTTATTCCAAGCATCTGCTATTGATACTGACGGGTATGCACCCAATATGAAGTAATTGTTATAACAACACACCCTTATTTTACCTGTAGTATCAAAGTTTAGGGTTGAGTAGGGAGCAATACAGCAATTTTTGCTATTGTTAAATTTGAAATCTTTAATAGGTTTATTATACTTAAATTCATCAACTAACTCATTGTGTATAAAGCCTGCTATGGTTTCGTATGGAAGTTTTTCTGAAATAACTAAATAATCGATAGCTGAAGAAATTGTTTTATTATTTCTTACCCCGGGATTATTTAGCAATTCATATTCCAATTTTATTACAAATTCTTCCTTTGTAAAAGCTGTATTTTTCTCAGTATTAATCTTACTAAAAATACAATATAGATCTTCAATTCTTGAATCAGAGACTTGCATATGCTTCTGTTTGTGCACCCTTCATTTCTATGTACTGGAGTACCCTATCAATTTGTTCGTTACAAAAGACCCTAAGAGTATCTTTGTCAGATTCTGATGTCGAGTAGTCCGTCCAATCGAGAACAACAAACTTATTGCCAATAGATAGGAACGAATCAAATAAAGATTTGTCAGATATAAAATTGTTCCTAGGGCTTCTGATATTAGCCGCAATTATTATGTCATACTTTTTTAGATCTAGATTCTGGAAAGGTTCATTATAAAACGGCAGGTCAATATTAAACAGTTGGCACATATGTTGAGTGAGACTTTGTCTGTGTGGGGTGAAGTCACATGCTTCTATGTCTATATTTTGGCTCTTCAAATAAATAGAAATTTGACCGGCACCACATCCTATCTCTAGTATTTTTTTATCCTTAAAATACTGTTGAATAACAGTAACAAGTAATAATTCTTTATCGGTAAAAATTTCATTCCTTTTTAATTTATCACAATATGTACCGGCAGCTTCACCCAACAAAATGCTGTCTGCCTCTCTATTATTAATTTTACACAAAAGTCTTGCCTTTGTGGTAAAAGATTTTAAATGGAGACAAAACTTATCACTGAATTCTCTAATTTTAAATGCTTCTGTAATTAGTGATAATAATTTAGCTTGAATACTGCTAGTTTTATGACTTGCAACAGCCTCTTGCAAATACAGCAGATCGTCTTTATTTAGTTGACGATTAAACTTCATGCTTTATTATATAATCTAATGTAATATTATCAACCTTAACGTAATTTAGCATTTTATGAGAAAATGCTTTATTAATAATTGATTGAACATTTATCTCAGGTAAAATTTTTTGTATTTGCTTGGCAAAAATAGTTCTAAATATTTCTTGTTTCTTTATGCAGTTGTTTCTTATGTCCACGCTGTTGAAGGAATCAATATTTTTTAATGCAATCTCAATAGCTTTGTCTAATTCTATTTCATCAGGATTAACTACAATTGAATTGTACTTGTCATACCACGTCTGTCTTCCCCCAACACTCTTTGTACTAATCACCGGTAACCCACATAACAGATACTCAGTAGATGCATAACAGGATCCTTCTTTTGTGGAGAGAGCCAACCCAATCCTACACTTATTAAGCTCTTCAACCACCTTATGTGTACGGATTTCATTTAAAATACATGCAGGATTATATCGCTGTAAATCATTATTTGATGTATTGTACGTTATGAAGAGTGTTTTGTATTTTCTGTTAATCTCTGTTAACAGGTGATGATTTTTCCATTCGGAATTATTGGCATTAATGACCAGGTCATACTCCTTTTTTATCGGCATTATATTAAAGATGGATGCATCTAGCCAACAATTTTGATTGCAATATATTGAATTTAATTTATGTCTCTTATAAAAAAGATCTTCATCAATTGAATTTGCTAGTATTATAACATTTGTAGTGTATTTTTCCAACAGCTTATAGTGATTGACACCATCTTTATACCACCAGGGAATTAAAAATACATATACGTCTTTATATTTAGATTTAATTTCTTTAAAAAATGTCTCAACTTGAGCAAAAAGGTTTGCATCGTGTATCCACGTACTAATAAAAATTACTATAGTTGTATCAGTTCTATACAGTACTTTTAGGTTTATAGATTTTGATTTAACACTCATCTAGAATACTCTTGGTTTTTCCATCGTAAATATAGGGCCAGAGTCGTTCGAGGGTCCACGCACAGTACCCAGCCCCCCTTTTATCGGATATATTTTCATATATGTGTTTATAGAAATTATGTGAATGAAATGTTATTCTTGATCTTGGTACAATCAATTGACCACCAATATAAAAGATAAATTCTGTTTTTTGAATTTTAAATAGCTTTTCATATATTCGTATTACATTTGAATTCAATTCATAACATAATTGATAACTTTCAATTCGCTCGATAACCTGGGTACCCATTGGCTTGACTCGTGGCAAACCTCTAAAATTGTTTATTTCACTGTAAAGATTTTCAATTGGTTCCATGGTTTCCAGTGGTCTGTTGGACAGACAGTTGCCTTCAGAAAAAAATACGTAATCAGGCAAATTGTGGTAATTAGTCACAATGTAATGCAAGTATGTATGTGCCTCTCTGCCTATGTTGGGCAGATTTATGAAGCGTGAATCTGCACACTCTTGGTCTTTGTTGTAGATTGTATACGGTACACCTGCATTTATGGCCCAATCTATATTTTCCTTGTATTTTGCAACAACCAAGTGTATGTCTAGTTTACTGTGGTTCACACAGTGATTTATTTGTCTCAAAGGATTATTCTATTAAATATATCCTAGAGTAGTGACGTTAACTGCATTACTCTGACAAGAGAAATTGTTTATAACATAACAGCTATAAGCAGTATTACCGCAAAATATTGCTGCAGAGTCATATGTCGAAGTATTACCAGCAACTGTGGATTGAAGAACTCCTGCAATGTAGTAAGAATTAGAAGAACCTAGCACACCGTTATAGCTGCCTGCATTACCACTGAGTCTTAATGAAGCTCCATAGCATAATGCACCGCAACCGCCACCAGTATTGCAAGGTCGTGGTGGACGTGCTAAACCAACCCCAGTTAAAGAAGGTTTGGGTGGTGAGTAGGTTGTAAAAGATGTTGTAGTTAATGCAGTATTATAATTTGATGCAGTTAGGTTAAACCCGTCTGCAAAAGTTACTGTTACTGTTCTTGTTGTGGAAGAGCTGCAACTTGTTGAGCCGGGATTATATGCATTTGTATAAATTCTGCTATATCCGTTATTAGTTGTTAGTGTTAGATTGGCAGGTGTTGACCAGGTGAAATTTGCACTACGGCTTCCTATTCTTGACAAAAATCGAGCACCAACACCAGTAAAGTTAGATGTTATAGTTATAGTTGAGCCATATGCAACCGTGGCTACGCTTGCTGTGGGGGTTGTAACCCCTGTAATAGAAAATTCACTTACCGAAATAGGTGTTGCTGTGCTTCCAGCTGCAGTACCTAGACTCTTGGGTGAAGCACCTGTCGCGGCCGCTAATGCGTTTATTGAAAGGTTGTCGCCAGGGCTAGGCATGATTACTCACCCCGTGCTTGTTCTAGTAATTCAACCTTTTTGCTAAGTTCCTTGATTGCTTCAATCAATAGTGGAACAATTTTCTCGTATTGAACAGTTAAATAATTTTCACCAGATTTACTTGCGCCATTTTCATCTGTATCAAACGGAGCAGGTTTAATTACTTCAGGCAATACAGCCTGAACCTCTTGAGCAAGTACTCCAACTTTTTGATCGTTCTCTGTAAAGCCATATTTTTTAGCTACATCATTATGCTTGTATAATACACCAGAAATAGAATTTACCTTTTCAAGGGCGTTGGGTATAATACTTACAACATCCTTGAGTCGCTTATCAGAGGAGAAGGCTGTAATATCGCCTGTAGCAGTCGCTGCACCAATTACAGCTAGATTACCATTTGTTGTTAACGCGGCAATTGATAGAGCATACATAGTCGCGCCGCTAGTTAGAGCATTTCTTAATTGCGCGGGATTAATACTGGTTACAGTGCTAGCACCCGTTGTAATATCAGATGAAGTTGCGAAGTTGACAGAAATTGTTGCTACGGCCATATAGCTTATTTATGTTGCGAGAGCTATTTTCTACTATAGCTTTATCTTTTTTAGCTTTATATTATAAAATTTAAAGATATCTAGAGCCCCAGAATCTCTTTGGTAATCATCTATATAGCAAACTACTGGAATCTCCCAACTACAAATTAGTCGAGCGCAATCAGAACAGGGCAATAAAGTACATGCTAAAAGACGTGCTTCACCCCTTTTAAATAAACTCAATATATTTTGTTCTGCATGAATAATATATGGACGTCTGCTATCTCTATCCTGCCAGAAAGATTTTGATACTTTCTTACCAGAAACTAATCCATTATAAGCAACGCCAAGCACTCTATTATTATAACCCAACGCACAAGCACCTACTCTATTGTAAGGGTCTTCGCTTCTACTAGATGCAGACTGAGCAAGAAGAAGTGCGTATTCTTCCCATGTTTTTCTAGTGCTCATAACTCAGACAATTGATAAGATCTTCTTCGAGGTATGGCACATTTATAATCTGCCATTTACCGCTAAAGCTTGTATAATCTTCGGGCTTGTCTCTTTCATACCAGAAAATCTTTAATCTCATTGGCTCCAAACCAGTCATAAGCTTATAAAGGTACGCATACATACTCAATTGCAAGGAATATGTAAAGTATTCCGAACAAGGGTATTTTTTAAGTGGACCAAGAAGAGAGTCTCCAAAAGGAGAAGCATATCTTACCTTTTTATTAGTTTTAAAATCATAAACATTGAACGTTTTTTTATCTGCATTATGTACAATAATATCTGAAGTCCCTGCAACTCCTAGATCACGATTATAAACTAATTTTTCAAAAAAAGAATCTTTTTTACTAAAATTTAAATTAAGGTTGTTAAAGCTGCTTAAGATTATACTGCAATCTTTATCTAAATCTTTGCCTGTCTTATGAAATGTCTCTAAAGCTTTGTGAACCTTAGTACCAAAAATTTTACTGTTTTCCCTTTTCTCGTGCCACTCCTCTAAGATAAACTCTACTGGTACACCCTCACGCTTGGCTATTTTTTCTGCCATTACTTGTTCATCAAAAGGCTTTTTAAATTGCTCTATCCATCGAGTTACACTACAATACTTGAAATTGTCATTTGGATCTGTGTAGGAATGCGCTTCAATATTAAAGATTGGTGTGGATGATTTTTTTGACACATATAAATTATAATAGAACCTTTATAGTTATCAAGCATGAAGATTGACAATATTTCTTAAATTAATTATGAACAATAAGATCGCTATAACTGGTCATTGCAGGGGTATTGGCCAATCTCTTTTTGAGGCGCTTTCTGTATCCAATACATGTATAGGTTTTGATTTAGAACTGGGGTATGATATTTCACGAGATAGAGAGCGCATTCTACGCGAAAGTGTAGATTGTAACGTTTTTATAAACAATGCTTATTGTAATGACGAGCAAACACATCTAGCTCGGGAATGGCATGCACTTCATAAAGAAGATAAATTTCTTATTATTAATATAAGCAGTATATCCGCAGAGCTTTTATACAGTGAAGATGGTAGTAAGGCAAAAAGTATTACAGAAAAAATTCAGAATATTAGATACCATACGTATAGCTTAAACAAATATTCTTTAAACGTTGCATCACAAGAAATTAATCGAAGTAAAGATAAGTGTAGAAGCACAGTAATTATGCCTAGTAATATTGAAACGGGGTTTAAATCAACTTTTAATCGCATAGAAGCAGATACCAATCTTCTTAAACCATTGGATATCGTTGAAGCGGTAAAGATGTTAATGAGCTATTCAAATCAGGAACGCTTTATACCGCTACTAACAATAGAAAGTATATAATATGCAGCTACGTCCACCGGTTGAGCATACCATAAAAAAGACATCAGGCTATTGGGTAGAAACAGATGAGAAGCGATTTCTAGATCTACAGCTGGGGTATAGTGCCTATACCTGGGGATATAACAATAAGAATTTATTGGAAGCTTATATTACAGGTATTAAGGATAATACAGTAGCCTACAGATTAATCAATATTTTGGCAAAAAGCTAGTTAGCCTTTACTATAAACACAAGTATTTGTTTTTGGCATCTCAGTAACATGCACAAGCTTATAACCACGTTTACGTAAACCGAGATCTAATGTGGAGTACCACTCTTGGTCTACATTTACCAGAATACTGTTATGAATTTTGTCTTCGTAGATGTGTGATGAAAATTCTTCACAGAATCCTCTTGCGGATGTCTGCGTATTTTTCATATACAAATATTTATTCTAAATCTTCGTCATCTTCTGCTTCAATATCAAAAGGATTTTCCACTAGAAAAGAAATATTATTTTCGTAACAAATATGTTTTAGACCGGCCGAAAAAAGATTAAATTGGTCTGACGATAAATACAGAATACCTGATTCTTTAGAATCAATAAGAATTTTTACGTGATATGACCCGCTACTGCTTTGATCTACAACAAGCAAGTTGACGTTATTCATTAAACAGTTTCATTGCTAGTAAATTACGTCTTAGTTATTTATTCTCTCTGTAAATGATTTTTAAGCTTCAAAAATAAAGCCTTTTTCCAAATTATAAACTTCGTTATTGCGGCTATCTTTAATACTAACTATATCCTCTCTATATTGATGATATTTGTCAGTTGCAAATTTGTGTGCTTCCCATTGATCCCACGCTGTTACTTTGACGTTTCGGCTTTTATCAGAAGAATGAATATTTCTTACAACCGCTATGAACTTTTCCATTTGTATATAATAGTATATGCTATAGATAAAATCAACAGAAAAGGTAAATACAGTTAAATGTATCTATGAGAATCAATATTATAGGTTGTGGGTTATCAGGAATAACTGCTGCTGTTTTACTAAAAAAACGTGGCCATCATGTAGAAGTATTTGAGAGTAAGAATCATATTGGAGGCAATTGCTATGATAGTAATGTCTGTGGTACCATGGTGCATAATTATGGTCCACATATCTTTCATACTAATGATGAAGAGGTGTATAGATTTTTATCAGAATATACAGAATTTCTACCATTTGAGTATAAACCGTATGCCGATTCTCGCTTAGGCATGGTGTCTCTACCATACAGTCAGAAGACAATCACACAGCTTGGTCGAGAGCTTTCTCAAGAAGAAATTATTGAATATTTTTTTAGAGAATACTCAGAAAAACAATGGGGTGTGTCATTTAAAGATATTCCCTCCTCGATTATTAACAGAGTTCCGCGGCTTCCACAACATCAAGATCCAACCTGGTATGGTAATCAAAAATATCAATGTATTCCAAAATACGGTTATACCGAAATGATGAAAAATATGCTTAACGGTATAACTGTGCATACGGGTATTGGGATAAGCGAATGGAGGAAATATAATGTAGATCTTGTAATCTATACCGGCAAGGTTGATGAGTATTTTAATTATTGTGCAGGCCGACTACCCTATAGATCGTTACGCTTTGAGCACACCGTAACGGGTGATCGCCAATTTAATGTTGTTGTTAATCAAACAAACTCATATAATAAATTTACTCGAATTTATGACCACAGCTTTTTTACATATAAACACAAAGGCTTAACAGTTATAACAAAAGAATTTCCTTTGCAGCACGATGAAACAAACTTACCTTTCTATCCAATACCTTTTGGAAGCGGTATATCCCTTTATAATAATGTCTATAAACCAATGGCCGAAAGTGAAAATAATGTTTTGTTCTTGGGAAGACTTGCTACCTACAAATATTTAGATATGTGGATGGCGATAAAGCAGGCAATGATTCGGACAAAAAATATAGCATAATAAAATACATTTGATTTTTTATCTATCTTCATTTATACTGAAGTAGTGAAAAATGTCTTGATTATTAATGGAGCTATTGGCGGACGTGCTGGCAACACCTCTATGCTCTTGAAGAAAATTAAACGCATGCTGCTTAAGCAGTCTAGCGAAGACAATAGTATTAAGGTCAGAGTTATACACCTAAGCCCCTCTTTCAGTTGGAATAGTGTAAAGTTAAGTATCAAAAAAGCAGATTGTTTAATATTCTCTACCGGTACATATTGGGACAGCTGGGGATCACCAATGCAGCAGCTTTTTGAAAAGATGACTGTTCTTGAAGGCTCAAAATATCTTGTAGGTAAACCAGCATGTGCTATTGTAACTATGCATTCAGTTGGGGGTAAAGAAGTTTGTTCTCGTATTTTAGGTAACCTTGTTAGTCTTGGCTGCATGGTTCCACCTTTTGCTGGGTTTGCATATTCTTATGCAGATCATATTGCCCACAAATCTAGAACCTCTGGCAAGAAGCTACTTGATGACGTATGGCATATTGAGGATTTAGAGACTTTATTGAATAACTTAATTAAAGCGTCGACTACAGAAAAGCCGGATTACCAGGTTTGGAATTTTCTTGATACCTCTGCTTTTGATCCAACTACAGTATGGCTTAGATAAATATTATATACTGGTTTGAATGAATATAATTTTCTCAAAACCTGCGCATGTTTGGCTTAAGAGATATGGTGTTTGCTATAAATCTCTTAAAGAAGTTTTAATTTATCTCTGCTATAAGGAAGGTTATCCCTCTAATAAAACTCTCCATATACACATTCGTTCTAATGGGGTAAATAGCGAGTTTGATATTTGTAGAAACGAAATTAATGTTGGCGTTGACACCAATACAACGAATAAATCGTCAAAAACTCGCAGAATGATAAGGAACTTATTACACGAACTACGACACTTTATACAGTATAAAATTAAGCATATGGAATTTAAGTTTTCATATTCTTATCGTGATATGATGAATTTAGGTGATCGTTATTGGTATGCTCCGGAAGAGATTGATGCACGTAGATATGAGATACGTAAATTAAAATTTGTAATGCGGCGATTAAAGCGAATTAAGCCGTCGGCGTAGCAGCACCCGGTGCTTCAGCTGCAGGTGCTCCCGCGGGAGCAGCTCCAAAACCACCTGGGGCAGGTGTGTCACCTGCAGGGGCAGGTTCTGCAGCACTAGGTGCAGGTCCAAATGCAGGTGGAGTCGATCCTGATACACCAGCACCGCCTCCCATTTCTGCACCCATTTCACCGCCTGCAGGGGCTGCAGCAGCTAATGCATTTTCTTTCCAATTCGGTCCACCAGATTTAATTTGCTCTAACTCCCAACCAAAAGCCATGTCTTTTCTCATGAACTCTCTATTTGCCAAGACCTCAATATCGCTCCAGTCCATATATTTCTTAAGAGCATATGTTTTACTAATAGTATCAGAAGAAGCTACAATATCAGTAAATGTCTTGGTCTTAATCTCTTGCTTCTGTGCCTCTCTCATCTCAAAGAAGTTTACAGGCACGTTAAACTCTATATCAATATGATTTTCTTTTAGATCATATTTGTCCCAAAGGTTTTTCAGCTTAAGATGGGTAATAAATCCGTTCTTTAATCCTTCAGAAAATTGTTGCTGCATACGAACAATAAATTTTGCGAATTTTAACTCCTCTCGCAAGATATTCATGTCATCCTTGTATCCGGTGTCTGCGTTTAACCGAGAAACAGGTACCTTGAGACTCTTATAGAGTTTCTTTAAGAAATACAACATCTCTTCTAGGCCCCAAGCAGAATTTGCACCTTCAAGTTGCCTTACATCTGTACCTTCAGAACCCTGACGTTTTGCAAACCAAAAATTATCAAGAATGCTTTGTGGGTTATACTTCTTAACAGCACTACCAGGCTGCTGCGAATCATAGGTTTTTGAAGACCAATATTGATTCATTAATTTCTTTAGATAAGCTTCCGCTTTTGGTGCAGGCATATTACCTACATCAACATTAAACACTAGACGTTGTGGTGCTCTTGCAAGTCTATATATAACCACTGCATCTTCTAGTAAGCTAATCTGACGATATGCTCTTCGTGCATTCTCCAGGAAAGGTAACCTAATGGTCTTATTCTCATTCCAAATGCCCGAATTGATGTAAGTTACTTGATTTTTGTCAAGAGGTACAAGCTTATACTCTAAAATCTTAGTTGGGTTGGTTTTATCAAATACAGGCTTACGCAAAAGAAAGCCTTTGATCATCATATTTTGCACATTACCAAAGATAGGATCAACAAATTCATTAGGAATAGTTACAATGCCGAGGATACCTTCCTCTTCATAGCTTTTATGAATAATATGTTCAAAATAGATTTCACCATCAACAAGCAAAGTGCGGAAGTACTCCCAACCTCTATGAGGCAGATCAAAGTAGTTTATGTATTTCTGGAATTCTTTTTGTAAGGTATCTTTGTCCTTGTCATCGATATCGAGCTCTGGAAACTCAAGTTTAACAACTTTACCCTGTGCATCTCTATTAATAGCTTCATCGCATATTTCATCTAATGCATCTGCTATCTCAGAAAATGATGCCATGGTGCGGTAATCGCGTAAACGTGAGATTTTGTCGTGTTGTATGTTTGCATACATGTATTGTGTGAAGTTATTATCCAGACCAATTATACCAGATGGATCTAAGTTGTTATAATCTGTATTGCTACTAATGCTCTGTCGTGCAAGAGCTTCTGTTCTCTTACTCCCTGTATCCTGGAAAGCCTTGTATTTCGGGTTTAGCTTACTGATTGTATCAATAGCTGTATAGCTTTGGTATGGCAGGCGTGAATTAACATAATTCATTAACGAGCGGCCGAACGTTGATTCACGACTGCTATCTGCATTTCCATACTCAGGCATATGTTATTTATGAGTTTTAAAGAATAATTCAATTAAAAAAAAACCAGTTGATTTTTGTAAAAATTTCATTATAATATATTGTGGGTTTTAAAGACGTAACCTATAATAATGAAAGAAAAAAATTGCCGGAACAGTTACGCGCTTGACTCAACTCACAACTGTTTTTCTTTCTCTTTAGACAACGTCTTTTATATAACTTTCGATAACATCTTTTCACTTGATACCCATAGTACGTGCATGCGCGCGAAAATTGAATATGAGAATAATTAGTACTAATAATTTTATAATCGAACTCACCCTTCCATCTCTTCTCTTCTTCAAGAAGACAGATTATGAAGGAGATTCAAAATATGGTATGCATATCAATGATATTAATGTTGGTTGCTGGTACATGCGCTATGATTTTGGAAGTGAACTAAACATTTCATGTATTTTAGGGTTGAGATTTTGGTGGTCTAACTTATAATAGGTTTTATGATTCTAACTGACATTAAATGTTACGATGGTGTTCTATTGCATCATAGATTTGCTTACAAGTATTTTCGTAAACAATGCTTACCAATTGGTAATATTATTGCTTTTCGTGCTCCTGCTAAGGTGGAAACGGAAGGTTTAATTGATCAAGAAGATGCGCTGAGTAAAGACTTTATTTACAGTGAAGATATGGTTCATTTTCTATATGAGATTCCTCTGATCACAGAAAGCTTTGGTGCAATTGCTTACCAGAGATTATTCAATACTAACGTTGCAAACATCTTGTTTAAATATCTCAAGGCGCCTATCACTGTTGATGGTGATGATTTGATGGTAACAAAAGAATTTACACAAGGTGGTGTAACACAGCAGTCTGGTAAATGTAGCGTGAGTATTGTGCATGTTAAAGATGCAGCAGCCCTCGGTCATACCGGTATTAATGTTAAAGCAGGTAAACAGGCCCCTGCTTTTGCGTTCAGTACTGAGTTGAGTGATACCGATGTGACAAGCTTCATGCAAGATGTGATCAATTCTTTCTATCAGATAAATGATGATATCTTCATTGCATCGACAAAAATTATATCTCATTGAACATATTTGATATCATTGATAGTGTAGCCTTTTCCAAGAAGAAAGATATATTTAATACACCAGAGGCAGAAAAAGAATATCAACCTTTTTTGGTCAATAGATGGTTGTCAATGCTAGATCCTACTGCAGCCAGAATTGTTAATGATACAGTCAATCGAATGAGTCGTGTGCTTACAACGCCACAAGATCAATACAATCTTCTCGTTAATATACTACCAAAATATCCAAAGCAACGGATTAACTATATTAAGAAACCCAAGAGCTCTTGATTTCCATATAGTTCACGTATAAGTGACCATATGAGCAAACAATGTATTGACCAGGTACCAGTAAAGAAGAGTTTAATTGATTTAAGCACACATTCAAAAAATAATTTCAATAGTCTGTTCACTGGCTATGATATGGCGGCTTTATTGGATGATATTTTACTTGTAGAGTTTGTTGATGAAGGTGAATCAGGCGGCAACACAATTGTACGCAATGGTATTCTTGTACCAGTAAATGCAGAAACAAATGCTTGGCGCATTGGCAAGGTTATACTATGTGGAGGTGGGTGTCGACTGGTCAAGAGAGGTGACTTTGTATGTTTCCCCAACAACATGGGTGTACCTATTGCCAATATTGAGGTAGTGGATCACGGACCTGTTAAACATGGTATTTTCTTAAACGAACAACGCATCTTCGGCGTTGTGCAACCCAGAAAACAAGATGCTAGTCTCATTAATGAGTCTAAAAAGCGTTCTGCAAAACAACGTTTGTGAGATTAAATTTGCCCGGCGACGCCCTCGCCCCGGTAAACCTAATACACGCAGAATGTTATGTACAAATGCACAATCGCTACTTAATAGTACCGATGGTAGAGTAGCATTAAACTTCAAACCAGCAATGAAATCTACCCGCTATAGCCCTGACCAAAAGAATTTAGTTATTGTGTGGGATGTTTTCATGCAAGATTACCGGGCAGTAAATTGTGATAATTGTGACTTGATCACATCCATACCTGCAGGTGAAGCTTTTTGGAAATATTTTAGAAATAATCTGGCCCGTCTATCTGCTGCACAAAAGATAGCTTATATGGACTCATAATGAAAGCAGAACAACTGGAGAAGGCTATCAACAGTTTATTGCAGCAGCGAGTCAACTTCACCATCAATAACAAAATAATAAAGAGTGGCAAATTAATTCTGTTTTGTATTAAAGATTTCTATTTAGTATTTACAATTGGCGTGAACCATAGTAAGAAAATGTTTGAAATACCTTACCCATATTTCTTTGATCAATATACAAATAAAATTATTCTCAATTATGCCACTTCTATCTTTCATCATGGATCAGAGGAAATAAAATTTAATGCCAAGCAGCTCATGCCTAAAAAACCTGGTAAATTTTTTAATACACAACTTGAAATAAATGTCATTGAAGATTCCATCTGAAAGTATAAATAAAAAACATTATGGTTAATTGCGAGGTAAAGCTAGAAAAAGGTAAAAGCACAAATAAGCTTTATTTTGATAAAAAACTTCGTCAATTTACTAATGCTGTAAAGCGTTGTGGTGTGTTGGAAGACTTGAAAATTCGTAGGACTTTTATGAAGCCATCTCTACGCCGTAAGCTAGCTCCAAAGATATCTGCCTTGAAGTGGAAGTTCTATAAGTAATATATTGCACCTAGTATTCTACTAAATATAGAATATGAAGATGCAGAGTCACTATTTTGAAATTAAGGATTTATTAATCCAATTTCTTGCTGCATTTGATGATGTTGTAATTAAACGATACGACAAAAATAGAGTACCTGGTGCTACACAACAAGTAAGATACATTTATGCACCAAAAGAGCGGGTGCTTTTTGACTTAGTTAATCCTGCACAAAATATAACTTTACCTGTTGTTAGCATAACAATAAGTAGTATTTCAAGGGATAACAATCGAGTCTTTAATAAGAATGCAGGGTTTTATGCTGCAGGCACACCCTTTGAAGATAATCCCGGGCCTGCAACATTTTATTATAAAGCACCGGTACCAGTAAACATCGATGTGAAGATGAGTATTCTAGCTCGCTACCAATCCGATATGGATCAAATTCTCACTAATTTTGTCCCGTTTAATAATCCCTATATAATTCTTAGCTGGACTATACCAAAAGAATTTAATTTACCCTATACCCAAGAGATAAGATCTGAGGTTTTATGGAACGGTACTATCAACATGTCTTATCCCACAGATATCAACGGAAATCAGAAAGCACAAATTATTGCTGATACAGGATTTACAATCAAAGGATTCTTATTTCCAGATCCTCAAGAAGTAGTCAAGAACATCTATAAAATTGACACACAATTCACTGCTGTGAGCACTGGCATGTCACTGGACTATGGAGCATATGCTTTTCTCAAGTCACAAGAAATTACCACAGATTCACCATTGTCTGCATTTGCCAATTCTGAAACTGTGACTGTGTCAGGCCGCCCTGTCATTTCTGGCATCAGACTGTACACACCACTGGGACCTTTGCCATGAAGAGCTATCCCTCACACACAGTGACAGTGGGCACTTCAGGCAAACAGATAACTGTGAATGGAAACATGTTCAACTACAAGACTGATGTGGGTCTTTATTTGAGTTCCAGCAAGTTTGACGGTACACAGAAATATTACGATTTTTTTAGCGACAGCAGAAGTGTCAGTGCCAGTAGCCCACCATTCTCAGCATATCCAATGCCAAACTATAGAGATGTGTCCAACAACACCTTCACCTTCACTCTGCCAGCCTTCTATGTCCCACAAAAACTGGATATAATATTTGCAAATGATGCAGGATATGCATTAGCTTCATCTAGCAAACAGTTCTCCTATATTGAGGTAATCTAACCAAACAAAGTATAAATATTATACAATATGGCAATAGAAATCACAACAGCAGATAGCACTACAATAACTGGCATAAGAAATGCATTGAATTCTGCACCCTTGAGTGGTGCAGCAGATTGGGACAGTGTGTACACCACTACAAAAGGTAATAGTGCCAAATGGTCTGTAGCATATACCAATTTAGTCACCAACAGTGCTGCATATCTGTCAGGTGGAGCAAGCACAGACATCAGCTTGCTAGCAACTACCTCTGCTTCATGGAACAGTGTGTACGCAACCACCCATGCAAATAGCGCTAACTGGAATACCGCTGGCATTGGTGATGTAGTAGGTCCAGGCATTGCTACAGACAACGCAATAGCAAGATACAACCTGTCCACAGGAAAATTGCTGCAAAACAGTCTAGTCACTGTGAGTGATGTTGGAGCCATCAATGCTCCCGGGGTAGGCAGTGTAATACCATTCTACTTTAACAACCAAGCGGCCTTTCCCAATGCCTCTGTGTACCATGGTGCCATAGCACACAGTCATGCTGATGGCAGAATGTATTTTGCACATGGTGGTGTGTGGAACGGTCTGACAAATGTAACAGACCCAGGTAGCAGCACTGTATTAGTATCTTCTGGCAATGTCATTCTGAGTGCATGCACAGTCACCACAAACCTATCTGTTGGAGGCATAATATATTCCAATCAAATCAATACAGTGGGTACAGGTACACCCACCTTATCTTCTGGCAGCGATATTCAATTGGATGCAGTAACCCGTGTAACTGTTGCAAATACTCCTCTTCGCCTAGTGAACCTTACTTCAATACAAAGGGACACTATTGCACCTCTGTATGGTGACATGATATACAACACCACAACAAATACTTTTCAAGGATATGCTTCTGTAGGATGGGTTGATCTCAATTGATACTAATGAAGGAGTACATTGTAACACTCAAAGCAGGTGTTGATTATGATGCCTTCTATGATGCCATGGTGCAGTCTTCAACTGAAACACTGGTACCTAGCAGAGAGGTAGAGATTGCTAATGAAAGACCTTTATCACAAAGAAATACGCATTATTTTTTAACCGATCAAGAAGCTAATTTGTTACGAAAAGATCCAAGAGTTTTAGCTGTAGAAATTCCTCCAGACCAACGCGATGACATAAAAATATCTCCCTTTGTTTTGCAATCATCAAATTTTAATAAAACTACAAGTGACAGCGGACCTTTTGTGAACTGGGGGTTGTTGAGATGTGGATTTGTTAACAATACAATTTATGGTAGCACAGGGTTTCCTGCAGTGTGTGCATATCCATATCATCTGGATGGCACAGGGGTGGATGTGGTTGTGCATGATTCTGGGCTGCAGGTAGATCATCCAGAATTCACTGATAAAAACAATGCATCCAGAGTGCAGCAAATTGACTGGTATGCAGCTTCAGGCATTGCAGGCACACAGAGTGTAAATTTTTACAGAGATTTTGACGGCCATGGTACACATGTGGGTGGTATAATGACCGGTAAAACATATGGATGGGCTAAGAATGCCAGTGTATATGCTCTCAAAGTAAATGGTTTGGAAGGATTTGGTGATTATGGTACAGGTATTCCCATAGAAGACTGTTTTGATGTGGTAAAGGGGTGGCATTTGAATAAACCTGTTGATCCTCTAACCGGTAAGAAACGACCAACAGTAGTTAATATGAGTTGGGGATACAGTACGTCATATTATTCTTTAACAGGTGGCAACTATCGCGGTACAAATTGGGCGGGTGCATCACCAAATTCTTCTTATGGCATGGTAAATTACACAAGCAGAGTGCCTGTGCGCATAGCTTCTGTAGATACAGATTTAGAAGAATTAATTCAAGCAGGCGTAACTGTGTGTGTTGCTGCAGGTAATGATTATTTTAAGATAGATGTACCTGGTGGGGATGATTATGATAATTATTTCAGTCGCAGTGGTGGAGCAGAGGTGTTTTATCACCGTGGGTCAAGTCCATATAGTTTGAGTGCAATAATGGTTGGATGTATAAATTCAACTGCAACGCCCACAGAATATAAAGAAGGATTTAGCAATGGTGGGCCTGGTGTGGATGTGTATGCACCAGGCAAAGATATAATGAGCAGCACCAGCAACACAAATCGTATGGACGGTGTAGCGTATTTTTTAAATTCAAGCTACAAACAAGTTAATATATCTGGCACCAGCATGGCTAGTCCACAAACTGCTGGCATGTGTGCTCTGTTTCATCAGTTAAATCCTGATGCCTTGCCCCATCAAGTGAAAATGTTCACCATCAAAACAGCCACAAGTGGTGCATTGTATGATACTCCTGGCTCATCAACTAGCTACACTGGTATCACCACCTTGTATGGAGGCAACAACAGGTACTTGCGTAACCCATACGCAAGTAATACTGGCATGATTTACACAAATATCTATCAAGGCATACCTGTGCAACAACAAAACATTTTGAACACAGCTCGTGATGAAGTTGTAGTGTTCTACAATCAAAACAGCACAGACAGTGTGGACGTTGCCAATTACTACAAAACAAAAAGACCTAATTTCTCCAAAGTAAACACTGTGGGCTTGAATATCCCATATCAAATCTACCCACAACGAAGATCAGGTGATGGTACAACTATTATCAGTCAATCTGGAGCTGATATAGGAGTACCGTATGAGGGTTGCAGAAAATATGACTTGATACACAACATTAATTTCAATGCAAGTGTGATAGCACCCATGCAAGCATACCTTGCATCCAACATCAAAACCAAATACATTGTATGTTCCCTTGACATGCCCCTGCACATCATTGATCAAACCTCCACTGCAGTGCCCTACCTCACAACACTAGCATCAGTGTCTGGTGTTCCCTACCATATCAGCAAGAATACTGGAATATTTCCTTTTTATCTGGCAGGTGAATACAAGGAAGATGTGTTAGCCTATATAGACAAGCTGTCTCGTGCATCAGCTGATGGAACAAAGTTATACACAAACAGATTGTCTGCATATGCAGAAGATTCAAATTTGTATAGTATTGATTATTTTAGTCTATACAATGCAGGTGATAACATTTACCGTGCACTAAGTGGGGTGTATTTTTATAGAACTGGCAGAACAACAGCACTTTCAGCCGGAACAACGTCAGTCAGACAAACCACAGGCATGTTTTGCAATTATAGCAATGCATGGCCTCACAATACAGGAAATCTATCAGCCAGTAGCATGTGTTATTTTGGCAGTTGGGGCTTCAACGGCAGACGGTTTATTAATCCCAATGGCCCCTATATTTACAACATCAGTGGTGAGGGAGAGGTGGCTGGTCTTTCAGCCATATCATATTATACAGACCCAGCAAGCAGTGGCAAACTTACTTTCAACAACCCACAAAAAATAGACAATTGGTCTTTTGTGTACACAGTGGAATCCTTCAATGCATCACCAGGTGGTGGCTCTTATGGTCCATACACAGCACTGGTACCCGGCTGGGGCCTTTTCCCCACATCATATACTGGAGTAAAAACATTTTCTGCATTCAAAATGTCATGGCAGTATGCAGCTGGCATGAGACCCATCAGACATTCACACTTTACACAATATTTCTCCAAAAGTGCATTTGGTGGATCAAATTATGAGAACACAGCTGTCAATTGGGTAGGAAGTCTGTATGAACCTTACTATCCAGGTGCTGTTAACGATACACACATTACAGCATGGTTGAGTGGAAGCATTTCTTATGATTGTGTGACAAATAATTTTGCCAACAAGTTTCCAGCCCTGGCCATAGGTGATCCTCTGGTGTTTGTAAAAACTCCATTGTTTAACACCATTATTTCTTAATAAAAATAGTGGAAAATAAAATATGCACAGTAAATACCTACATGTCTGAAACAATCAATACACTCACACCGAGGGAGCAGGAATTGCTGGAACTCAAGAAGAAGGTGGAAGATCTTCTCACAGAATACAAAGCCGCACTTGTCCCAGTCACATTGATCAGCGGGACCCGTGTTGCAAGCCGCGTAGATGTTGTTCCTCTTGAATCGGTTGAAAAAGAACAAGCCATCACCTGATAGTAATTAAATTTAATTTAGCACACCTGTTAGCAGGTTGTTAAAACTAAATAATACTATGTACAGGTCTTTTGCGGATTTCTCAAGAACCAGCCCGTTACCTTCAGATTTCCTGGTGGGCTACAGACCCAATCAAGGCGAATTCCAGGTGGATTTCTACACAATATCCAACCTCATCAGTGGTGGATTGTGGCAAACACCCAATGTGCTGTATGTCACCACCAGTGGTGCAGATACCAATGTAGGCACAGCAGAAAACTACCCCTTTCGCACCATCAAGAGAGCATGTCAGTTTGCTGCTGCCGCCCCCTCACGTCAATTCACTATTTTTGTCAAGACAGGAGACTATTATGAAAAAAACCCTGTGTATGTGCCACCAAAAACTTCCATCATTGGTGACAATTTGAGACGCACAAACATCTTTCCACAAATTCCAACCAATGATTTACTGTGGGTAACAAATGCAGATTATGTGTGGGGGTTCACATTCAGAGGTCACAAGCGACCTGGTGCTGCCATAGCATTTCCAAATATCAACGTTGCTGATCCACAATATCAAGTGGCCTTCAATACACCTAGTTACATAGTGTCACCACCAACTGGTAATAAAAATGTGCCAGGCCATCCATTGTACATTGTCACCAGTCCATATGTGCAAGGTTGCAGCTCCATCACACAATCAACTGCTCCAGGATTAGATAATGCTGGTGCTGGAATGAGAGTTGATGGTGATAGAGTGGGTGGATTCATACGCAGTATGGTGCTTGATTCTTACACCCAATTCAATGAAGGTGGTGATGGCATCATCATACAGAACAATGGTTATGCACAACTGGTGAGTGTGTTCACCATTGGAGGCACAACTGCAGTCATGGTGAGTGCTGGTGGTCAATGTGACATCAACACTTCAAATGCTTCATTTGGTCTGTCTGGGCTTGTTGCATTTGGCAAATCAAATAGTCCTGTGTTAACAGGCACACTTGTTGCAGATGTGTCTGCAGGTACACAAATTTTCACAGTTAACAAGGTGGACCCATCAATAATTGCATTGACTCCTGCACAATTGATGGTGTTTGAATGTGAAGCGGACAAGGATACTCCTCGCACATTGTTTCAGATAACCTCTGCAGGGTTGATTGGACCAGTAACCTATCAAATTGCAACCACTGATGCAGCCGTGTCCTACATCTCTGGTGGCAAGGTGAATTTTTATTTGAGAAGCTCAATCTTGGCCAGTGCATACACCATGGAATATGTGGGATCAGGCAGCACCTTGAATACTGCATTGCCTGTGTTGGGTGGCATATCCAAACCTGAAAATGAAGTGTGTGCACGAGATGGCGGTATTATTTTTGTGACGCTCACAAATGAACAAGGTGACTTCAAGGTGGGCTCAGATTTTGTCATCAGACAGGCCACTGGAACCATTGAAGGACGCACATTTAATAGGTCAATATTTTCACTTATAACCCCTTTTGTATTGGCTCTGGAATAAATAAACTATATGGCACAGGTACCCTTAAATAAATTTGTCCGTAAAATACTCACACTGCCTGTGTATACTTTGGATATTAAACCGCTCTATGTGTGTCCATCGCAACGAGCTACAATTGTTTTAACCATTCAAGGTGCCAACAAGACAAATGCTGTAACAACAATGTCGGTGGGCATTTCAAGCATTGATACAAAAACATTATTTTATTTGGTCTCTGGTTTTCCCATTCCTGTGAAAGACTCAGCCAATGTGGCACTTGGCAAGGTGTTAATCACAGCTGGGGATTCCCTTGTCGCATTCAGCGACACAACAAATGCAGTTGATGTGAGCTTTTCACTGCTTGAAGCATTTAATGAAACCTAATAATGAGCGACAACACACCGTTTCTATTAAGTGGTAAGGAAAGACCCAATTCTCCAGGTAATGTAAGCCCGCAAAGATATCAATTCTTAAGCTTAAAAGATGCAGAACCCAATTTAGGTATTCCGCTCACCAATGCACTGCCTGCAAGTGCCACATGGGTACTGACCACAGATTATTTGGGTAATAGATATTTTGCAACTACGATTCTCAGCGATTCAGTTTACACCACTCTCAAAGATACCAGCGGCAATTATGTGTCTGTGTTCAATACTATGCAGGCCAACAGTGGCACATGGGAATCAACATACACAACTTTAAATGTAAACAGTGGCACATGGCTCACAGTCACTTCAGCCAATGCATTGTATTACAAAGCGTCTGGTGGTGATCTGTTTGGCAGCATGAACATCTTTGGCAATGTGCTCATTTATGGCAGTCTGTCTGCACTCAGTGGTTTGGAATTCATCACTACCAAAGCCACCACCACCAGTTCATTGAGCATTGTGAACATTGGCATTGGACCAGCTCTGTATGTTGAACAAGATGGGTTCTATGACATTGCTCGATTTGTGGACAGAGAAGGTGGCATTGTTCTGAATGTGGGTAACATCACACCTGCTGCTCCAGGCGCTACTGGTGGTGTCATTGGTATAAGAACAGATTTCCCAAACCACACACTCACTGTGGTGGGCACATTCAGTGCCTCAAGTGATATCTATACAGATGGTGTGATTGTGAGTGCTGGTGTTCCGCTGGATACAATTATTTTTAATGCCACACCACCTTCATTAAGATCTGTGGTTGCCACCATGAGCGCAAACAGCGCCAAATGGGAAAGTTCTTACAGCTATTTAAACAGTAACAGCGCAAATTTTGCAACATTTCAAAACCTATCAACTACACCAGTGGTGTTGAGCGCAGCCAACATAATGGGCAATGTGAATATTTTTGGTAACTTGTTTACTGCTGGTAGTGCGTTTTTTGCTAATACGATTATCACAACAACAAGTGCCTTGAGTGTCATTAACTCTGGTACAGGACCTGCTTTGTTTGTTTCTCAAGGCCGTGGCATTGGCAGCATTGCTGAATTTTATGATGCAGATATATCCCAAGAAGTGCTTCACATTGGCAGTGCTGCAGATGCTGCAGGCAATGAGGTGGATGGGGTCATTGGCATTAAAACGAGCCACCCAAACAAAACACTAACAGTGGTGGGTGACATCAGTGCCACCGGCAGCTTTAACAACCTAACAATTGATTGCACACAAGGCAATGTGGTTGTAGGCAAGAACACAACAATTCTATCTTTTGGATATGACAATGTGTTCATTGGCAATTATGCTGCATCAACCAACACATTTGGCATATACAATGTGTTCATTGGTGCACGTGCAGGTCAAGCCAACACACAGGGTAACAGCAATACTTTTGTTGGTCAAAATGCAGGCCAAGGCAACACCCTTGGCAACAACAACAGCATATTTGGTTCACAAGCTGGTGCAAGTATCCAAACGGGAAATTCTAATTCTATCATGGGCAATGCAGCTGCATCAAACCTTACAATAGGTGGCTACAACATCATCATGGGTGATAATGCCGGGGGCAGCATAGTAACAGCAAACTATAACATAATCATTGGTCGAAGTGCTGCATCACAGTCAACTGATTGGAGCAGAACATTAGTCATAGGCAACAATGCCAATCCTTCTAAAGATTTTCAAGCCATCATTGGTGATCCAACTTTTCCCTTTGTGGAGGGAATTTATCATGGCAACATGGCGTTCTATGGCACGCTCAGCGCCACCGGCAGCTTAGCATCAACAGGCAATGCCACCATACTGGGCAATACCACCATCAACAGCACTCTGTCGTCACTGGATGGCACAGTGAAGATCCTTGGCAATCAAACCATCACTGGTGCACTCTCTGTTACAACTCTTTCTGCTACCAACATAGTTGGTTTTTATTCAATTCTGCCCTATCAAAACTTTACTGGAAATGGTAGTGATACCGACTTTACCTTACTAAGTGCAGCAAGATCGGTTAATGATATTATGGTGTTTGTTGGCGGTGTGTACCAAAGCAAAGACTATTATACCCTCATTACACCCAATCTATTGAGAATGTCAACACCCCCACCAAATGGAACATTGCTTGAAGTTTCATATCAAAAGCCTTCTCAAATACCATTCAGCGTGTTGCCACTCCCCGGTCCAAATACAATTCAGTATTCAATGTTAGCAAATAGAATTGTAGATTCTGATAAATTAACTTTTGATGCAGTAAGTTCCATCAATATTGCAGACTATAATATACCACCAGTAAAACTAACCAGAGGTGGCCCGGGATGGAGCACTGCTGGCACCTTAACTGCTGATAATATCTTTAGTCCCGGTTTGATAAGTTCAATTCAGAATGCAGTATCTTCATTATCCGCACAAGATCTATTGAAAGGCACATTCATTCATGCAACAAGCTCATTCCTATTGCCAGCTTTTGGTATAACAAGAAGAGGCAAAAGAGAAGTTGGCAGCATGAGGTACAATACAGACACAGGCATTTACGAAGCTTTTCATAGTCAATTTGAAACCCCTGCCACAGGCTTAGCTGAACCTGGATGGTATGGGTTGGGCAGAACATTAATTTCTTCTAATAGGTTTACTGCAGGGTGGTCATCCATTAACGTATTCTGGATGACTCCTGGTAATATTGAAAGACACAACTATTCTGCATTTGATATAGAAGCATTTATCCCTCGAGGGAGTAACCCTGCTAGCTCTAACAAATTGCGCTTAGGGTTTAGATTTATTCCTTATAGTACTTTTGCTGCTGACACTAGTAGTTCATATTGGACTGGTGGAAGATATTTAAGTAACAGTAATAGATCTGGAGAACTATATAATAATGGTCAGAATGCAACAGGCATTTCTTACGGCATGTACTCTTCATATTCTTATAATGGTGATGCAAACGATTGGTGGAGGGCAGATGGAAATTCCGGGTATCAATCTTATTTGAGAATGAGAACTATGCCAGGTGCTGGACTTAACAGTACCTGGCAAGGAAGATTATATGCTGCATCACAGTCATCGTATGCTTATGGATCACACATTGATTTTCATGTTCAATATACCCCCCAAGTTTCAATATCACAAACATATCTCGGACGAACAATTTTTCCAATCGCTGGGTTTAATATATTTACCCAAGAAGGCTCTATAAATGCAGATGCTTATTGTAATGCCATAATAAATGTTTATGGTATTAACGGGTGGGAAGGAAACCAAGTTTATGAATAATGAATTACTAAAGAAGAAGAAGTTTTATGAGTCCAAAGGTATAACCAAAGAAACAAAGTATGGTTATTTCTATGATGGTTACAGACAATTCAATGATCAAGAGTTTGAAGATTGGCTTAAAGCCACTTCTACTGAAGAAGAATATATTAGCTATCAGGAAGACAAATCACATCAAGGAAAAAGATGTCCTGAGTTTCCTGATATTAGAGACCAATTGGATATCATATACAAAACCTTCAAACACCTTCAAATCAATGGCATTGATTTAGGAGATGAAGGTAGACAATGGGTAGAAAAAATAGATTCTATAAAAGAAAAATATCCAAAACCCCCGAAACCTCTTGCCCCGGGACCAGTTCTCCCACCTGAATAATATATGCCTTTGCAGAGAACAACTGGTCCACTTTTTCAAGATGGCTCTCTCACACAATCTAAATTTATACCAGATACAATAACCTGGACTTCAAATGCATCTCTATCTTCCTCTACTGTAATAGCTGAAAATTCTAGAGTCTTAGAACTCACAGCTGCCAATGTTACATATTCCTCAGGAGCGCTGTATACAGATTATATTACAGGTCCTAATGAGAGTGCGGGGCTAAGCTTATCTGCAAATAATTCCGGAACAATTAATTATGTAATCGATAGATTTAGATTTACTCTAGATGCGGCGGTAATGATACCTATAATTAACACCGCCCGTGTTGTGTATCAATACACTGGTGACATTCAAACGTTTGTTGTCCCTGCTGGAATAACTTGTATTTTTGCAAAAATGTGGGGTGGCGGAGGCGGTACCGGTATACCGGGTGCCTGGAGTTATGGTGCAGAAGGTGCCGGGGGAGGATTTTCACAAGGTATTATACCTGTTGTACCAGGAGAAACGTTGTCGTTAGTTGTTGGTCGTGGAGGCACCACATGTAATACCAGCACACCTATATATGGTGGGGGTGGATTACCTGGCATAGTTGGTGGTGTTGATCCAAAATATGCCGGTACAGGCGGTGGGTTGGCTGGTATTTTTGGAGCATCTGCTTCTCTTACAGTGGATGTGTTGATTGTTGCAGGTGGTGGTGGAGGTGGAATGGATATGGGTGGTGGCGGTGGTGGCGG